AAACATTACCAGGCGGTACTAACCTTGGAGAAATTGATGACCTTAGATATTTTACTAATAAGCTCGTACGTGGTTTACGAATCCCTAGCAGCTATCTACCAACCGGGGCTGACGACAGTGCTGCTCAGTACAATGACGGACGAGTTGGCACAGCCTACATACAAGAACTAAGATTTAACACTTACTGTGAAAGACTACAAAACTTAATTGTTGAAGAATTTGACACAGAGTTTAAACGTTACTTGTTAGAAAAAGGCGTAAACATTGATACTGCAATGTTTGATCTTAAATTCCAACCACCACAGAACTTTGCAAGTTACAGACAGTCAGAAATAGATAATGCTCGTGTGCCAACATACACACAAATGAGTGCTATTCCTTATATGTCTAACAGATTTGCAATGAAACGCTTCTTAGGTATGAGTGATGAAGAGATTGCAGAGAATGAACGTATGTGGCGCGAAGAGAATGAAGAGAATTTAGAGCCATTACCAGGTGATGCAAGTGCTGAAATGCGTGACGCAGGCATTAGTAGTGCAGGCATTGGCGACGACTTAGGCGGAATAGAAGACGAAGCATTAGATGGCGAAGCACCTGTAGAAGGCGGAGAAGGCGAAATGCCAGATACTGTTACAGGACAAGAACTAGGCCAAGGCGCCTCAACAGAGCAAACGGTATAAATACAATATGATACTTAGAGAATTATTTTACCACGATCCCGAAACTGTTGAATTCGTAGATGACAAACGCTACGAAGCTGAGTACGACGAGTCTCCGTTAAAGAAAAGCGATACACGCAAAACACGCTTAACTTTAAGTCAACTTAATAGAATCCGCAAAGCATCTGAGCTGCATACCGAAGAAAAGCGTAAGGAACAAGAGTTCGTTAAGCAAATGTATGGTATAGCAGCAAACGCAGAGGCTGGCGGAGTATAAACTATTGACAAAAACAGCATTTGTACTAGGCAATGGTACAAGTCGTTCTAGTATCGAACTACCCCAACTAAAAGACCACGGTGTTGTATACGGATGTAACGCACTTTTTAGAGAGTTTACTCCTGATTACTTAGTTGCAGTTGATACTAAAATGGTACTTGAAATTAATAAGACAGATTATCAGCGTACTAATCATGTGTGGACCAATCCTAATCGAGCATATAATTCACTTGTTGGATTTAATTACTTTCAACCTAGTAAAGGGTGGAGCAGTGGTCCTACAGCATTATGGCTTGCTAGTACTCATGACACTCAGTACATTTATATAGTAGGATTTGACTATCAAGGTACTAACGATAAGATTAATAATATATATGCTGACACTTCTAACTATAAAAAGAGTAGCGATAAAGCAACATTCCATGGAAATTGGCTGAATCAAACTATGATTACTTGTCAAAAATTTCCTCAAAAGAGATATATAAGAGTGTTAGGAGATAATCCATTCATACCAAAAGAGTTTTCAAAAATAGAAAACTTATCACATATAACCATTGAAGAATTTAAAAAATCCTTCAATTTGTTGTAGTATTCTCAAAACGAGTCGTTTTGAGCCAGTTATACCCCCCTTTTCATTATATAGTGTAAATATATTATGACAGCCCCACACCCCACTTCGGTGTGTGTACTAAACATTTATAGGAGTTAAAAATGGCAGATCTAAACAAATTTGAAAAAATGCTAGAGCTACTTGTCAACGAAGACAAAGCAGGCGCACAAGAAATATTCCACGAGATCGTAGTTGAGAAATCACGCGATATCTATGAAGGACTACTTGAAGATGAAGAAGAAGTAGACGAAACTACAGACGAAGAAGTTGATGAAGCTTCAGACGAAGACCTAGACGAAGCAGACGACGAAGAAGTAGATGAGTCAGACGAAGACTTAGACGAAAACTTTGAGTTAGACACAATGAGTGTTGAAGCTGATGACGACATGGGCGGCGACCCAACTGACGACATGATGGCAGACCTAGGCATGGACGACGAAGGCGACGAAGGCGACGACGATATGGGCGATGCAGAAGATGATGCAGACGTTGAAGATCGTGTAGAAGACTTAGAAGATGCATTAGATGATCTAAAAGCTGAATTTGAAAAAATGATGGCTGGTGACGACGAAGGCGAAGACGACGGCGAAGAAGCTGACGACGATGCTGAAGGCGACATGGACATGGATGCTGAAGAGCCAGAAGAAGAAGCAATGGCTTTTGAAGCAGCAGACGAAGAAGTTGACGAAGCAGACGAAGAAGTTGAAGAAGACACAACTGAAAAGTCAGAAACTGAAACAATGCGTGAGTATGTTGAAAAAGTAACAGCTACAATGGGTGACAACGGTGTAAACGGTAAGTCAGCAGTAGCAAAGCCAAACAACATGGGCGGCACAAGTGCTAACATTGCAAAGAACGGTGCAGCAAGTCATCCAGAAGCAGGAGCAGGCTCAACTGTACAAGGTTCAGCACTTAGTGATACAAGTGCAAAAGATATGTCAACTGGTAACATTAACGTACCAGGCGGCAAAGCTGCAAAAGCACACAAGAGTGCTGGAGCGGGACACGGAGCTGAAAAGAAAGGCTCCAAAGAAACTGCTGACAAAGCCGCAGGAAGTACTTTAAACAAAGTATCAACTAACGCTAAGTAAGTAAGGATAGGGACTAATAGATGAAAAACTTACGAGAGCATTTGACATTCGACCAAGCAGGAATAGTGCTTGAGAACGCTAACGAGGGGAAAGACCTTTACTTAAAAGGTATTATGATCCAAGGTGGAGTTCGCAACGCTAATCAGCGAGTGTATCCTGTGAATGAAATAGGCAGGGCTGTCAAAACTCTCAATGATCAAATTACTGGAGGATACAGTGTTCTCGGAGAAGTTGATCATCCTGAAGGCCTTAATATAAATATCGATCGTGTAAGCCATATGATCACGGAAACGTGGATGGAAGGTGATAACGGTTACGGTAAAATGAAACTACTACCAACACCAATGGGAAACCTAGTTAAAACGATGCTTGAGGCAGGCGTTAAACTAGGTGTCTCGTCACGTGGTAGCGGTAACGTATCAGAAGATGGAAGCGGCAACGTTTCCGACTTTGAAATAATCACTGTGGACGTTGTGGCTCAGCCTAGCGCCCCTGGTGCATATCCTACAGCAATTTATGAACAATTAATGAATGCACGTGGGGGAATGAAGGCATATGAATTAGCACAGGCAACGAAGCACGATATAAAGGCACAAAAGTATCTTAAGGACTCGCTGATTAACATAATCAGTAAACTCCAATGAAACAGGAGAACAATATGATAGATGCACTGAAAACACTCTTTGAAAACGATGTTGTATCAAATGATGTCAGGGCACAAATAGAAGAAGCTTGGGAGCAAAAGATTCAGGAAAACAAATTAGCAGCTACTGCCGATTTGCGTGAAGAATTTGCACAAAAGTATGAGCACGATAAGTCAACTATGGTTGAAGCTATCGACTCAATGCTTTCTGAGCGACTTGCTGAAGAGATTGCAGAGTTTGCAGATGACCGCAAACAACTTGCAGAAGCAAAAGCAAAATATGCTATTGCAATGCGTGAAAATGCTAATCTACTGAAGGGTTTCGTTGCTGAGCAATTAGCTGGCGAAATTAAAGACCTACGAGCAGACAAGAAAGCAATGGCAGAGCAACACGCCAAGCTTGAAGAGTTTATTGTAGAAGCCCTATCAACTGAAATTGCAGAATTTTATGAAGATAAACAAGATTTAGCAGCTACTAAGGTAAAACTAGTACGTGAAGCTAAAACCCACTTCGCAAAAGTCAAAGCTGACTTTATCGAAAGAAGTGCTAATGCAATATCTGAAATGGTCGGAACGTCACTGAAAGGTGAAATTCACGCACTTAAAGAAGATATTGATACAGCACGTAGAAATGACTTCGGTCGTAAGATATTTGAAGCGTTTGCAAATGAGTATACCACTTCGCACTTGAATGAAAATTCAGAAGTTGATAAACTTATGGGTGTACTAGCTGCTAAAGACAAGCAATTAGTTGAAGCCAAAGCATTTGCTACAAAAGCAAAAACTCTAGTTGAGTCAGTAAGTAAAGATAAGAATCGACTTATTGAATCTGCAAAGAGAGAGAAAATTATGAATAGCTTGATCCAACCTTTAGGAAAAGATCAACGCGAAATTATGACAGATTTACTGGAATCGGTACAGACTGAAAGGCTTACTAAGCAATTCAATAGGTACTTACCATCAGTTATTGACGGAAATACTCCAGCAAAGCGTAAGGCAACACTTACAGAAGGCACAGAAGTAACAGGCAACAGAACCGAAACAACACCAACAAAAATGACAACTAAAGCTGACGAGTCTAATGTATTAGATATACGCCGTCTTGCTGGATTAAATTAAGGAGATTATGATGTCAGAATTACTAGAATCACGCTGGGGTGACACCAAAAACGCACTTCTTGAAGGCCTACAAGGTAACAAGAAGTCAGTTATGGCTGCTACACTAGAAAACACTCGCAGATATTTGTCAGAGAGTGCAACAGCAGGCGCAACATCCGCAGGTAACGTAGCTACACTTAACCGTGTTATCCTACCAGTTATCCGTCGTGTAATGCCAACTGTTATTGCTAACGAGCTAGTTGGCGTACAGCCAATGACTGGCCCAGTTGGTCAAATCCACACATTACGTGTTCGTTATAGCGATACACAAAATGCTACTGGAACAGTAAACGATACCACAGCAGGCGAAGAGGCTCTAAGCCCATTCAAAATTGCTGAAGCATATTCCGGCGACGGCACTGCTGGTAAAGCAGCAAATACAGCTACTCTTGAAGGCGCGGCAGGCAATAGAATGTCTATCCAAATCTTAAAGCAGACAGTTGAAGCGAAGACTCGTAAGTTGAGTGCTCGTTGGACTTTTGAAGCTGCACAAGATGCTCAGTCAATGCATGGCATTGATGTTGAAGCTGAAATCATGGCAGCTCTTGCACAAGAGATTACTGCTGAGATTGACCAAGAAGTATTAGGATCACTACAGACATTGGCTGGAACTGGTTCACAAACTTACAATCAAGCTGCGGTATCTGGTACTGCTACTTTCGTAGGTGACGAGCATGCTGCATTAGCAGTGCAAATCAACCGCGTAAGTAACTTGATTGCACAGCGTACACGTAGAGGCGCAGGTAACTGGGCTGTAGTTAGTCCTTTGGCACTAACAATTCTACAGTCTGCTACAACTAGTGCGTTTGCACGTACAACTGAAGGCACTTTTGAAGCTCCAACTAACACTAAGATGGTTGGTACTTTGAACAATGCAATGAAAGTATATGTAAACACATACGCAGCTGATAGTTCAGCAGTGCTTATCGGATACAAAGGCGCAAGTGAGTCGGATGCAGCAGCATTCTATTGCCCATATATCCCACTAATGAGCTCAGGCGTTGTACTTGATCCAGGTACGTTCGAACCAACAGTATCATTCATGACACGTTATGGATATGTTGAGTTGAACAACACTGCATCATCGCTTGGTAATGCAGCTGACTACTTAGGTCGTGTTGAAATTACTGACGGCAACGTTAGCTTTAGCTAAGTTTTACTAACACAGTAAAATTAAAAGGGCTCCTTTGGGGGCCCTTTTTTACGACTTGATAAAATAATAAGGAATACACATGGACATAGTATTAGTAGTAAGTCTTTTTTTAGTTTTGTTTATATTTGAACCAGGCAATAAGAAGATAAACGCTTATTGTAAACAGGCGGTAATAGATAAAGAGTTTGAATCTCGAAAGTTGTGCTGGGATTATTATACAGATTATCGTGAAGATATTCCAAATTAAATGCAATTTAATGGTTGACAACCATTCCTTTTAGTGCTATTATATATGTATAGCTTAGGAGATATCCTGAAGTTAGATAGTGCAAGGAACAAGCAACCGCAGCGTTGTGAACTTGGCTAGCACCTGTAGTGGGACTGTATGAGCGTAGAGATACGAAGATATGGATTTTGGACTTAACGGTTCGATGTTAGGCGCTCCGAACTTAGAAAT